AAAATTACCTAACAATAAAACACTGACTAGTATATATGATTTTAAACCAAATACTTCATCGTATTTAGCTTCAAATGAATTTTATAGTAGTATGTTGTCTGAAGTTAAGGTTGATTCTAGAGATGATAAATTATTACTACACTCTGGTAGAAAAAATAATAGAGAATTATTTAATAATTTAGTAAACCCAAATACTGGTAAATATAAAATCAGTTACCCATATATTGAACATGGTTTTGTGTACGGTTCAATAAGTTCAGGAACAGATAAAAATACACTTAGTTTGTTTGGTAGTAAATGGTACTATTTACAAGCTAATTCTAGAATGAAAAAAAACAATAACACCTTTATAAACAATATTAGTGGTAAATACACAAAAGCTTTAATTTTTTTAAATACACTACCGTTTAATTTAGGTGATGAAATTTTAGATAATAATCCTTTATTTCCAAAAGAATTAAGACACTTATTTGATGTTAGAGGTGGTTTTGTGCATACACCAAGACTTTGGTGTGCTTTTATCGGTGGTATGTTATGGTGGATGTCAACGGAAGACCCAATTATTGACGGTGATTTTATTACTGGTGGTGGTAGAGGTAAAGAAGACCCTATTGTATGGAAAACGACTTGTGGTAGTAGTGCTTCACCTAAATATGACGCTACAGAACTTAACGGTAACTATTTACCAAGAACTGTTGGACGTTCAGCTAATAAAATAAAATCAACTGATGTATTAGTAAATTTACCTAATCAAGTAAAAGAAGAATTTAAAAAAATATTTTTTGATTTTGTAAATGGTACTAGTGAATACACATCTTTTGATACACTTCGTAAAAATTTAGAAATATGGGATGAAAACAAACCAGTAACACAATTTTGTGCGTTTGTTGATTCATTGTATAATACATCAAACCCAAAAAATAACCAAGCGCGTATATTACCATCTCAAATTACTAATAATTTAATAAATTATAAAAACTATAATATAATTAACCTTTCAAAACAAACTTCATCATTGACTTTATTTTTAGAATTAAATGATGATTCGACCGCAGTCACAAATTTATTAACAGCTTTGACCAAAGAAGAGGTTATAATTGCAAACACAGGTTATCGAATTTGGCGTGGCCCTAAGACAGAAAATTTTGGAACTAGTGGTAGTGACTTAAAAGATTTACGTTATCCAATTTACGCTAGCAACACTAATTATGACATGTATTTTAAAACATTGACAACTGAGTTATCAGCATTAACCGAAGGTTATAGCACAGCAACAGAAAAAGATGCAGCGTTAAATGAAATTTTCAACACAACTAATCTAAACGACATAAAATTAATGTTATATAGAAGTTGTAAAAACATTTATGATAAATGGTTAGGTGGTGTAACAAATCCAGATAACATCATTTTTCAATGTGGTGAAAATGATAATAACGAAGGTAACAGAAAGCAAACTGATTTGGCCATGGCTAGTAGGTTTGGAAGAACAAAAGCTAGGTTAATAGATAGTTTCAGATTTGTAAATAGGTCCTTTAGAGATATTGGTGATGAGCTATTTATAAATCCAATACCGTTAAACGACAAATTACAAGATTTCCCAAACACATCTGCATATGAAATTATTTCAGGGTTATTAGGTGATAACAAATTTGATTTTATTGCTTTACCAACGTTTATTAATTTTCATGACGATAAAGTTTTAGAAACTATGTTTAAACCAATAAGTATGTACGAAGAACCAATAAAATCTTGCGGTCCTTCTTTTGTGTGTGTTTATGTTGGTCAAAAATCTAAAAATTTAGATTTAAAAGATGCCTCAACAAACTATACTAACGATGGTTTTGATATAAGATGTGATGGTGTTAATTTAAGTAGTTCAATACCACCAGATTATAGTAGTCCGTTAGCGAATAATAATGGTAAACCATATGAAGACGCACTACCAGTTTTTGTTGTAAGATATGGTCAACAAAACCAAAATTTATTTAAAGATATTACTTTAGACCAGAGTGAGTTTTCAGAAAGTGAAGAATCTATAAAGATAGTTCAAGACATATCAATGAAAGGGTCTAACACTAATATGAGTGTCGGTGGTCAAAATATGTATAACGTTTATTCAGTTAGAAGTTACAGTGCTGAAGTTGAAATGATGGGTAACGCTATGGTTCAACCTATGATGTATTTTCAATTAGACAATATACCTATGTTTCATGGTGCTTATATGATTACACGTGTTAAACATAGTATAAAACCTAACAATATGTCAACAAATTTTACTGGTGTTAGAATTAGAGCTGCTGAAACACCAATTATAGACGTTGCTGATGCATACATGGCACTAATTGAAACGTTGAACGTAGCTGGGGCTGGTAATGCTAGTAGTGGTGCTGTGGCTGGAAGTTTCCCACCAATCGTTAGAACAATTATCGAAAATGGTGGTTCTAATGGTAATGTAGAAGTTGGTAATATTAAATTGGTAACCGTTGAAGATATTAAAGATGTTGCACAAAATGTGCCTAAAGAAAGAAGAAAAATGATAACCGAAGCTGTTCCAGCTTTAACTGAAATGTTAACAGAATTTGTTAAATTTGCAAAAGCTGAGGGTTACCCAACTATAAATAAAAAATATGTGGGTATTACAAGTTTATATAGGTCTTATGAATATCAACAAGAATTGTATAATAAGAATATTAAAGATGGTGGAAATCCAGGTGATGTAGCAGAAGCTGGTACATCAAATCATTCATGGGGTATAGCTGTTGATTTATTATTCGCACCCCAAAAAAATGGAACTTATCTTAAAGTAGGCCAATGGGCACCTATTGATACTGATGCTAATAAAGAAGGTTTTAGTTTAGAGTACAACCCATCGTTAAAATGGTTCTTAGATAATTCTTGGAAGTACGGTTTCATTATTCCAACAACTTTAAGAGATAAAAGTAATGTTGATGAATATTGGCATTTCGAATATCATGGTACATCAGCAAAATGTTTATATAATAAATTACCATCAACATATGGTTATACACCAAAATTAGATTCAGGATATAAACCAGTTGTTAAAAACCCTAAAGGTGTTGATAATAAAGAAGCTGTATATTTGGAAAATGAATGTGATTTTAAATACATTTCATCAGGAGATGGTGGTGTTAGTGGTGTTCCTAATTCAGAAATTATAAATAGTTTAACTGGTGATTGGGTTGAAAGGTCAAAACTTATAATTATAAGTTTTGAAGGTTATGTGGCAAAAGCTAAAAAAGATAGTGGTACATGGAGAGGTGGTTACGGTACTGATAATATTATAGTCAGTGAAGGTACTCAACCATCAAAAGTTACATATTCAACAACATTTACAAAAGTACAAGCCCAGCTTACTTTAACTTATGATATAAACAATAGGTTTAAAAAAAGTATAATTGGAGTATTAGGTCAAAAAAATTGGGATAAATTAAACGATAATCAAAAAGCTGCTATTATGTCTTATTCGTATAATTCTGGAGCTGGTACGTTAAAAAGTAGGGGTATAGTTGAATCAATCACTAAAAATAATTTTAAACAAGCGGCCAGTCAAATTGCAGCTGGACCAATAACAGGAAAAGGACAAGGTGTTTTACCAGGTTTAGTCACTAGAAGAAAAGCTGAAGCAAAAATATTTGAAAAACCAGTTTAATTTCGTATATTTGCATTATGAAAATTGCGAATATAGTAACAAACAACAAAATCAACGTCTCAGAAGACTTTAATGTGGTTAAATCCATGGATGAAATAATCCATGGATTACCAACGTTGATTATTAGTTTTACATATGTAAACAAACACTACCCAGATTTTGATGTTATGGAAATGCACATCAAAGACAACTTGTATTGGACATGCACACCAACTGAAGGTCGAGATAAATTTAGAGAAGATGTGTTTCATTTTGTATACATGGTTTACAAAGATTTGTTCGAAAAAGTATCATATGTGTTTGTAGACCCAATACAATATAAACCAAGGGCTTTGGTTAAAATACTAAAAAAAATTTATTCCTTAGAAAATAAAATAACCTATATCAATGGTAAAATGATATACATATACAGTGATAATTTTATATTTGGAGTTGATTTGAGATTGTTAGAATATATTGGAATGAACATTGAAAAAATAAAAACTAAAATAATCTCTTTAAGCTCAGTGTTTTTGGTACATGAGGATATATTTATAGAATATAAAAATACGATAGAGGATTTCGATAATCAGTATCGATTTATACCTTATTTATATTCTATTAAACATGGACAGAACAATATTACTAGCGTCATTCATATTTCCTGAAAGGGTTGAATGGTTCCTTAGCTATTTAAAAAACAAATTTAACATCGAAAAAGAAAAAGTTTTCTGTTTCGAAAACCTTGATGATGAATCAAAGGTTATTATCACTTTTAGGTTAACCATTGAGGATGGTAAACAATTAAACCTTAAAAATTTATTTCCTAACGCTGTAATTATACACAAAAAAGGCAATGCTTTATATACCATAAATGCGTTGAACAAACTTATTGAAGAAAAATACCCAGATTCAATAGGAAATATGGATAATAAGAACGTTAAACTAGATTGGTCCGAATATCAGAATAAATTCATATTAATAAACGATAATAAACTATGTCTTTTTAATATAAACAGAGTTTTTTAATGATTTTTAGATATTTATATTAAAACATAAAATATATTTAATAATAGTAATTATGGAACAATCAAAAAATACACAACAAATAAAAAAATCTGATGAGCTTAACGATGCTTTAAAAGGTTTCCTTAACACTGAAAACCAAGACCCAAATTTAGATTGCAGCTCTGGTGTGTGTGTAATCAAAGGTGATAAAAGTATTCTAGAAAGAATCAACAAAAAAATTATAACAGAAGACGGTAGACAATTATTATTCTAATGAAAAAAACTAAGTTAAACCCTGAATTACTTAACGAAGAACTTAAAAGATTCAGACTGTTGAATGAATATAGTTTTTATACTGAGAAAGAAACGTCTGATTACGAAAAACCACTTATTCTAGGAACTGACTTGGAAGAAGCGGATGAAGACCCTAACGCTCCAGACCCAAATCAAGATGCTGCTGAAGGTGGTGATGTTAATGATATGGGTGGGGAAACTGGCCTTTCAGATGAAACACCAGTAGATGCAGAAGCGCCAGCAGATGAAACACCAGCTGAGGATGATTTAGACTTTGGCTTTGGTGGTGATGAAGCACCAGCAGAACCAAGCGCTGAAGACATACCAGCCGAGCCAGCGATGGAAGAACCAGCTGATGATTCTGTTGAAATAGATGTATCTCAAATTGTAAAAGGAACTGAAGAAGCAAAAGAAGCGGCTGAAAACGCTGAAAAAGAATCTAGCAAAGTAGCGCAAGTATTGATGCAGAAATTAGCTGATTTGGAAAATAAATTAGGTAGAATGGATGCGGTTACAGCTAAAATAGATGGTTTGGAAAAAGAAATAATCAAAAGAAACCCAACACCAGTTGAAAAACTAGAAATGCGTTCATTGAGTTCTTACCCATATTCTCAAAAGTTAACTGATTATTGGAGTGATAAAGAAGGTGCTTATGATGTAATGAGTAAAGATGACAAACCAAAAGAATATGTGTTGACAAAAGATGATATAGATTCAACCTACAGTGATTCGTCAATAAGAAATAGTTTTGATGCTGACGATTATGAAGAAGAAGATATTTAACCAAATAAATTATAATAAGAGCCCCTAATAGGGGCTTTTTTTATTTTAAAAAATATTCATAAAAAATATTGCAACTTGATAAAAACATTCGTATATTTGTAAAAATAGTTTTGAAAAAAACTTAAATCATTAGTAAAAAAATACTATTTTAAATATTGACTTTTGTTAATTTAATTAGTATATTTGCATAACTTACAAACAAAGAAAATAACGTAAATATATATAAATTTTAAAAATGAGTGAACAAAAAAATGCCTTAGCTGAAATGTTGGCACAGTACGAAAAGAACAATGCTCCGAAGTACGAAAAAACAGAAGCAAAAACTTACGATTTGAAAAACTACTTTAACACTTTTTTAGAAAAAGGAGTTAAAACTGGTACAAAAACAATTCGTATATTACCAGCAACCAATGGGGGAACACCTTTCGTTGAAATGCATGCACATAAAGTATTAGTAGATGGTGAATGGAAAACTTACCCTTGTTTGAAACATGAAAAAGGTGAAGACTGTCCTTTCTGCGAAGCTAGAGCTGCATTACAAGCGACTGGAAAAGATTCTGACAAAGAGTTAGCTAAAAAATTTAACGCACGTTTAATGTATGTTGTTAAAGTTATCGACAGAGACAACGAAGCAGATGGTGTTAAATTCTGGAGATTTAACCACGATTTCCGTAAAGAAGGAGTTTACGACAAAATCTTTGCAGCATGGAGTGCTTTGAAAAAAGACATTACAGACCCAGAGACTGGTCGTGACTTAGTAATCACACTTAACAGAAATCAAAATGACGTTCCAGTAGTATCTGGTATCCAAGCTTTGGACTCAAGTCCGCTGTCAGAAAACGCAGCACAAATGGCTGAATGGTCTTCTGACGAAAGAACATGGGAAGACGTATATTCTGTTAGAAATTACGACTACTTGTATTTAATCGTAAAAGGTGAAACACCAGTATGGGACAAAGACGAAAAACGTTGGGTTGCTAAAGACGCTGCTAAAGCTGACGAGAACGCAAAATTAGAGTCTGAATTAACTATGGGTGTGGAAAACGTAAAATCTACTATGAAAGCAGCTGAACCAGTTGCTAAAGAAGTTAGCGTTACCTCTGATGAAGACGAAGACGATTTGCCCTTTTAGAACGGTAAAATAATTCTACCTTTTTAAACTTTCTAGATATTAAACTGGTAAACAAACAAAAAGAGCTGAGAAATTGGCTCTTTTTTGTTCTAAAATAACAATTTTATAAATAAAACAAAAAAATGAGTAAAAAACCAGAAAAGAAACCAATCGAAAAAAAACCATTTAGTAATAAGTCTGTCAAAGCCGCGTTAGGATTAGGCAAACAAAACGTTAAAGAAAAAGAAATGAGTTGGATTCCTTTCAAAAAAGCTTTTCATGATGCTGTTGGATTGCCTGGAGTTCCGAGAGGTTACACCTCTCAATTTAGAGGGTTCTCCGATGTAGGTAAATCAACGAGTATCTATGAAACTATTGCTGGTGCACAACTACTAGGTGATTACATTGTAATATTTGACACCGAAGGTAGTTTTAACTGGGAACACGCTAGATTAGTAGGTTTCAAATATGAAGAAACTGTAGACGAGGAAACTGGTCTTATCAACTACGAAGGCGAAGATTTTATTTATCTAGGTGGTCAAGATTTAGTAGATATGTATGCGAATTTCGACTACAAATCTGGTAAAATGACACAATCACCTCAAAGATTTATCCCAGTTGTTGAGGATATTGCTAGAGCCATGAATGAATTGATGGACCAACAAGCAAGAGGTGAACTAAACATGAACATCACGTTTGTATGGGATTCAATTGGTTCAATTGGATGTTACGAAGGCGCTGTATCAAACACAAACAACAACCAATGGACAGCTGGTGCATTGAAAAGAAGCTTTGAAAGTATTCTTAACTTTAGAATTCCAGCGTCAAGAAGAGAGACATCACCGTTCATTAACACATTTGTTACTGTACAAAAGATTTGGTTAAGACCAAACGCTGTTGGACAACCAACTGTAATGCACAATGGTGGTGAAGGATTCAAATATGGTGTTAGATTGATTTTCCACATGGGAGGTATGTCAACATCATCAGCTAAAAAATTGGAAGCGGTTAACTCTGGTAGAAATTACCAATTCGGTGTTATGACTGACATAAAATGTGTTAAAAATCACGTTAACGGAATAGAACAATTGGGTTCTATTTGTTCTACACCACACGGATTTGTTAATCCAGCTGAAAAGAACGATTATGTTAAATCTCAAAAAGATTTCATAAACGAAAAGTTAGGTACTACTTTTGAAGATTTCGCAGTTAAAGAAATTGAACTAGAATCAGATGCCT